CGGAACTCTCCGTCTCCGGTTGTGAGCACGTAGTTAACCCCACCTAGTTTGATAATCTTACAGCCCTCACCCGCTCCGGGCAGATTGGCTGTCTCGTTTACGAGCGTTAACGAACTAAGGGTCGGGCCTTTCGCCAGGGCGGTTCGCTGCGGGTTCGTGTAGCTGGTCGTCGGATAGGTCACGTAGGCCGTCCACCACTCGTTGCCGATTTTCACGACGGCATCGTCTGCGCTGCCATACGGTGACGGAGTGGCAAAAGCCACCGGATCGTCCAAAACGATGACGCCACGCGGGAAATAATTCGTGGTGTATTGGTATGTCGTTGGAGTCTGCGATTGAGAATTTACGGCAGCGGTCGATGATTGGTCGGGGAGGAAGTAGCGCCATAACTTCGCTTGACGGTCGTAAAGGACTTGGCCGGAACAATCGCCGCCATAAATCTTTCCTCCGCGTTTGACTGCAATTTTCCCGATGTTGACCAACGAGTATGTCCCGAGATCCATCTCGTAAATCTCGGTCGTCTGTGAACGGATATTGATGCCGAACGAAGAAACGCCGACCGGGTGAGGGTTGTTACCCATCAGATAGAGCTTGTTTCCATAAACAAGCGGGGTGCCGTCTTCAAAGATTAGCGGCCACATGTTGGCGGCGGCGACGCCCGCGAGATAACCCCAGCGAACCTCGCCGATTTCGTATGTATTTCCTGAATACCCGACAAACACGGCAAACGGAGACATCGCCTCCAATATGGAAGGATTGCGAACGTCCGGCGTGTTGCCGCTGCCCGGCGTATATTGAACGCTTCCCTTAAAAATCCATTCGCCGCCCGGTTCTTTCGTCCAAAGACAGATCGACGTATCCACCATTGCCGCCCCTAGGGTGAAAGGCCCTGAGGGCACGCCATTGGATAGAACGCCTATGCCGGTCGTAGCTCCACCAGCGTAGGACGATGCGTAAAAGCGATCGTTTACATCATCTACGGACACAACGATCGCGTTGGCCGAAGCACCGTAACCGGTGCTCGTGATGTCGCTGCCGAAGCCGACTTGAATTTGTCGGGTCGCGCCCGCTGCGTAACGAGAAAGAATCGGAACTTCGATGCCCGCATATGGAATTTTCAGCCGCCCATGAAACTGGATTCCGACAATGTTCGGAGACCCAGCACCCGCAGGCTGAACAAATCGACCATCACGGGCAACGCGCGAGTCCGATGACGTGCCGCCTACCCGCCATTCCGTCGTGTTTGACGTGATGAATCGCTCGGTGCCGAGAATGAAGTTCTCATCCAAGAATCCGAATTTACGGCCCACCCGCTTGACCGTGAACGTGAGGTCAAGCGGATCGACCGGATTTTCAGGAGCAACCGCAGGGATGATCGTGCCGTAAGGAGACAAAACGCCAATCGCGTCACGCGCCGCCGACTCGCTCGCCGCCGTAACCAACGCCGTGCCCACCGCACTCTCCGCGCTAATCAGGTTATATTCCCACCCGCCGCCCACATAATGCGCCTTGATAGTCTGCCCGTCCGTGTAGTTCACACCGCCCACGTTCACCGTCCCGCCCTGCACGAACACGTTGAACGACGCGCCTTCCGTCCCGCTTGGCGACGTAACCACTACCGGCGTCCCAACCTCGTTCACGTTGTAGCTCCGCCCCACTACAGCCGTAAAGCTCGCGTCTTTGTATTCGGTCTTTGGCTCAAACGCAGCGGCTTGCGCGTCGCTCACCGGCATGTCCTTGACCTGAACCGCATCGGCAGCGGTTGCAGTCGCGGGGTCATAACCCAGCAGTCGCATCGTGCCAGGGACGGGCGTTGTCTTTATTGGGTAAATCGTGGTGTTGTCGATTTGTGACATAGGAAATATTAGGCGAAATATACGTTGAGATGGGCGACATCAGCCGCAGTGAGTGCGCCAGTGTCGTTGTCTGCTGCGCCAGTCGTTAGGCCGTAGCAAATACCAGTTGAGAAATATCGGCCAATCTCGCCGAAATCAATTTGAAAGACGGACAAGGCGGGGAGGATGAATGTCTCGGTTACAGCGGTGGTTCCCACCGTAACCGATGTCGCGTTACTGAATTTCAAATATCTGATTGCGGCGGCGGCATTGTATCCGTAAATCTTATACACTCTCCCCGCGCTTGCCTTGACGATCGTTCCGTTGGTCGAAGCGGCTGCGCTGACAAGCCGAGAAATTGACGCCATTCCGCCAGCCGTTGCGCGAACTTGCCCGCCAACATCACCAATGAGATTTGTTCCAGCGGCTAGCGAGCCCGATCCGATATTTGCCGTTACTGTGCCGGAGACTGGCTGGGTTGCGCTGACTTGTGCGGCGGGGATTGGTTCGGTGGCATAGGTGCCTAGCCTTATGCGCCAAGACTGCGTTCCAGAAGTGCGCGCCGTGGCTCGAACGCGCACGCGAGATAAAGCGTTTACTGACAATTCCCAAGCATAGCCGGGCGCGGCGCTTAGATTTCCCGTCGTCGTCTCAATAGTATTTGCATTGGAGCGCACGGCTTGAATACTAAACCAGTTTGTATCACCGGAGGATTCAAGGGAGCCTTCAAACGTGCAGTTTACCGTGTTGAATGTGCCTGTGCAGAACATCATAACGTTACTTGCGCGTGAAACATCGCCCGACACAGTTCCGCCCGCCACCGGCGTGCTAATTACCGGCTGGGTTGTAGTGATGTCGCCCGTGATGTCGGCGTAGCTGGCGGGCTTTGTTGCAACCTTGAGACGCCCCTCTTCATCGCAGTTGAGTCCGGTGTATTGACCGTCTGAGACTATGGTTGAATCGCCGTCCATGCGCTTCATCAATGCAGGGATACCGTAGTCTGATGCTCCTACCGTAGTCCCGCGCTGCTCGATTGCGGATGCAATCGTAGTAAGAAGCGTGATAGCGGAATCTTGCTTAGCCTCAGTTGAGGGCGCAGCGATCACCTTTGCAAGCAGAGCCGCAAGGGTAGTCTGCGTCGCAAAATCCTTTGCGGCGATGGTATCCAGCTTGGTGTTCGCCGATGACTGATTCGCAGCGGTTGCGCCTGATGCCAGATAGCCGGAGATCGCCGTGAGCAGCGTATTTGCCGCATCCTGTTTCGCCTCCGTCGATGGTGCTGCGATGACCTTAGCCAGAAGCGCGGCAAGGGTGGTTTGAGTGGCAAAATCAAAGCCAGCAATGGACGCCAGCGATGCGTTGCCGGTATCCTGCTTTGCTTCGGTCGCAGGAGCGGCAATAATCTTGGCAAGGACGGCGGCGAGCGTGCCCTGCGTGGCAAAATCCACGTCGGAAAGCGTCGGAACTGTCACCGTTGATCCTGTGGCGTCTTTTACTTGAATGGACATTTTTAGAGGGGGATGATTGCGACGTATCCAGAATTTGCAGAAAGCCCGAAATTAAGTGACGGCGAGTAAGGGGGCGGCGGGTAAGGGGGCGGCGTGTAGGGGCGCGTGATGATAACAGAACCCTTGCGGTCGAAAATTAGGTTTCCGTCACGGTCACGGAGGTAGCTGGAGCGATTGAAGGCCAATCGCCGCCCGAAAGTAATGCGCGGCCAGATGCTTTTAATCACCGTGATTCGTGGCCAAATGTTGCGCAGCATCGTCAACCTCATGGCGCTTCAACTCCTTCGTAAAGTGTTTCAACCCAGCCCGTGCGCACGCGGCTTTCTCCGCTAGCAAGCAGAATCTTGATAAATGCAAAATAGCGGGCATTCGGAAGAAGTGATGCGCTTTCCGCCGTGTCGGCTGTAGTAAGGTCTACCTGAAACTGCCCCGCCTCTGCGTCGGTAATAGCAATCTTGCTGTTTGCGGTGCTAGCGAAAATAGCGGCGTTGGCATCGCTGGTAGTGGGGGATGCCTTAATAGCCATCCAGATTGAGGCACCCGTCAAATCAAGAGCAACAATGGGCGAAACGCTGTCATCTTCCGCCGTGAACGGCCACGAAGGAGCCGTGTTTAGCGTAAGCGTTATATCGTATGGCTGACTGGGAATGATGCAGCTCATGTATTAAATCAGGCAACCCATCCCGAAATGCGGTTTGAGTCTAGTAGGTGTTTGATGCCATACGGAAGCTCTGCGCCCTTCGTGTCGTTTACGGCTTCGGGATGGTCGTAGTAGTGGCGAAGGAGCAAGCGGACGGCGTGCTTCATGGACGGAGGAATCGCCGCCGTTGTAGCCGCGCCAGCCGTGAACGTGACCTGAACCGCGTCGGGACGGTCCGCCAAATCCGGCGCGTCAAAATCCTCATCGAAAATCACCACTGCGGGCGCAACCGTAGTCGCCAAGCTGTAATTGGCGGAGTCAAGCGTCGTAAGTGTGGTTTCGCCCTCTGCGTAGTATTTGACCGACGCGATAGCCGACACGGGCGAAACCGTAAGCTCCATGAGCGAATTGCAAGGCCACGAACGGCACGCGGCAACCCACGTCGAAGTCATCAGCGCACGCCCCGTAGCGTTCTCGGAAACATCCCGCGCCACCTGAATCAGTGAGGTGATGTAGCTGTTATCGTTGCCAACCGCCAATTGCAGATGACGCACCGCCTCGTCCAAGCTCAACGGTTCAGACGAAGGTCCGACCGTGCGCGTGTAATAGGTCCGGTTGCTATCCCTCGCCACGCTCAACGTGCTAATGCCAAGCGCAAGGTCTGTGTAGTCGGTGCTCATTATTGTTTAACGAAGGCTCTAAAAAGCCCCGCACACCATAGTGCGGAGCCGTGCTAGAGCGTTAGTTAGACGCGCTCTTTACCCCCAAGGAAGGCAACGCCCATCGTGAACGAGGGGGTGGTGCCAGCGATGGTGCCAACGTAGCGGATATAACCGAGCGTCTGGTTCTCAACGAAGCCGATCTTTTGGAAAGAATCGGTGGCGGTGACTTCCGTAAAAGTCGCGCCGGCGATGTCGGTCCATCCGGTGCTGCCGTCGGCGGAGGTCTGGATCTTGCCGTTAAGCGTGGGAGTGGTGCCGGACACCACGCCAACCAACTGCTGCACGATGAATCCGCCCTTGTAGGTGCGGAGGTCAACGGCAGAGCTGGTGACGGTGGAGGTGCGGGCAGCAATCGCCGAAACGGCGGTCTGCGTGAGGTTGCTGTTAATGTCTGAGAGGGTCATTGTATTGGTCCTTTCGTGTTATTGGTTACTGGTTGCCCGCGTCGGACGACACGGAGAACGCCTTGCCCTGACGGACAATGATGTCCATGAGCTTCTGAATCGTCACCTTGACTTGGCCGGTGGTGGCGAGGGTGTAGGGATCAATCACGATGTCCGTGCCAGCCCACTCGCCGATGACAACCTGGCCGAACTGACCGAAGATGACCTTGTTGGAGGGCACCTGATTGGTGGAGCGGGCCATGTAGCCGTTGACCATATCGCCGTTCTCCCAGATGTAGGTAGCCTGACCGGACTCTTTCGGCTTGGTCTTCCAGGCACCGCGAACGCCGGGGGTTGTGAGGTAGCCGTAAGCGCCACCGGGCAGGCCGAGGGCGTTTGCGGTTTCCACGTTGGTTTCAAACGAAACCACCTTGGCCCACGTCGGAGCAGCACCGAAGGTCACGCCAGTAGCGCGGTCGCCGGAGGCGAGATTCAGGATGCCGAGGGGTTCGTTGGCACCGGAGCCGTTAATGGCGGCGCGGTCGATTTCAACGGCGAACTTGGCGAGGATGTCCTCACGCACGAAGGCGTCGATGTCGGGGCTACCCTGAGCCAAGAGCTGCTTGGTGTAGGCAGTCGTCGCACCGAGGCGGCGGGGCTTCATGGCAATCTGGCCGAACTGCGACTTGGTGGCGGTAATGTCGCCAGTCTCGCTCACCCAGTAGGCGGTAACGCCGTCAGTGTGGCGAGGAATGGTAACGTCGTCACGCAGACCGGTAAGGACGCGAGCACCGAGGCCGAGAACGTGGGTCTGATTGCGCAGAAGGCTAACCATGTTGGCGCGGTCAACGGAGGTTTGCACAAGGTAGCCACCGTCAGCGGAGGGCGTAACGGCGTTGTCGGAGCGTTTCTCGCCCGAAGCGGCGAGCACTTCAAACGGGACATAGAATCCCTGCGGATCGCGGCCAAGTCGGCGAGCTTCGGCGACGTTCGCTTCGGCTTCGAGGCCGGAAAGGGACTTGCCGGAGGCGTATTCGCGAATCGCTTTCGTGAGCGAGTAGCTGCGGATTTCCTTGTCGGAAAGACCGAGCGCGGCGTCAACCTGCTCGACATCCTTGGTGGAACCAGCGGCGAGGGCAATAGCACGCTCTTCGCGGCCAAGCTCGACGTTCAGCTCGTTGACTTCTTTCTCAATCGCATCGAAGCGACCGGCCTCATCGGCGGTAAGCGAACGCTTTTCAGCGCTAACGCGAATGGCTTCCAGCTCCTTCAGCTTGGAACCACGTTGTTCTTTCAGGTATTTGCTACGGTTCATGGTAGTATGTATGGGTTCTTACTGGGAGCCGAGATTAAGAATCCGAAGGCGACGGTCCCGGTCGCTATCGGTAAAGTGGGGTTCAGCGTCGGGAGTGGGCGACTCCTCGCGCTGTTCGGTTTCTAGCTGCTTGGCTGCGGCTGCTTGCGCTTCCGCCTCGCCAGCCTTCGCCTCTTCAAGAGAGCGGACGGCAACGGAGGTATCGGCGTAGGCGGGATAAGTGACGGGGGAAACGTCGAAAAGGCGTTTAACCTTTTTAATGGTTCGCTCTGCAATCGTGACCTTGTTTTCGGTGCGTTCCGTCCATACTTGCCCGTCACGGTCAACCGTGAAGGCAAACGAGGATTGATCCACGTCGCCACGTTCAAGCGAAACAAGAAGATCGTCGCCAGCGCGGGTTGCTGGTGCCTCAAACTCATACCAGAGGCCAACGTCATCCACGCCCATGCGCAGAGTTCCCTTGCCGCCCTTGCTACGCGCAAGAATCAGGTTGGCGTCGTGGTTGAAAAGAGCGCGAACGTCATTAGCCATCACGTCGTCAAACGCGCCGTGCTG